ATTCTATCATAAACAGACTGTTCAGTTAGTGCATCGTTATATCTAAATACAATTAGAACAATACCCAGTTCATCACACATTTCTGCTTTTTTTTGATCTCTTTTTTGAGCTTCTTCGAACTCATATTTAGATTCAAAAAATCTTTCAGTGTAATAGAAATGTTGACGGCCATGATACTCTAAGGCTATTTTATAGCTTGGGCAGTATACGTCTAGCTTTAGCTTTTGTCCAATATGAAACTCGTTAACAACTTTTTCTCCCGGCAATAGTTTTTTAACTACAGAAGTTAATATAGACTGTCCTTTAGACATCTTTTTTCTGCTGTCTTTAATCCAGGATAGACCAAGTTGATTAATTCTTTGGTTAACTTTTGGAACAGTTGTCTCTAGCTGTTTTGCTATTTCTGTTATAGATAAGCTTGTCTCAAATAATAAATCTGTGAGAAACTCATCATCATCTTGATCTTTTTCCCACCTATTCATCTTCAGCTGCTTCTGTTTTTATCGTTCTTTTCTGAAGATCTAGCGACAGTAAGAGTTTTGCCCATATCTAATATGGACATATTTGTTTGTTCCCAAATTTTGGAAGCAATTGCTGAACCGAACATTGGGCAATCAAGCACTACAAGGTCGTACGCATTGCTGAACTCAGATATCTGAGCCATGACGGAATCTATTTTGTCATAGAAATCATTGTATGGTACCGATATATAAGATGAATTTTTGGAAAAAAACTTAGATATATTAGACTTGTGCTGAAAAGAAATAACTAAAACATCAGTATTTTTTAAATAATAATTCATGAATATCTTAAATATTTCTTTGTTTTCATATATAAAATTTTCCAAAAAAGAAGAATCATAAAAAGTTTTCTTTGATAAACCGGCTTTATTTAATTTACTTCTATGTGAATCAACAAACTCAAGCTGAGTTGCAGACAAATATTTATCGCTTTCAATAGACAAACTGTTTAGCATGGATTGGACAAAGTTCTTAGGTGGCTTTTTTTCTCCTTTAATATCGTTAAAGACAGAAAAAAAAGACGATCTAGTATAGGTAACAAAAGCAAATCTTTCTTTTCGTTCTAGCATTTCTGTAACTTTTATTATTGTTTGTTTTGTATTATATGTTTTCATTTATGTTCCAATTCATTAGTACCGGATTAGGATCTATTATAGATTTTATATGATTTAAATTATGAAATTGACCATTATCTATTGACATATATCTTTCGTATTTTATGTTTTTGTCTTCGTCTCTTATATAACCCAGGTGCTTCATTCTTAAGCCCGAATGAATCCAATAATTTCTTTTTCTCAACATTTCTACAACGTAAGTAGGCTCAGATCCACAGGCTAATTTTCTATCAAAAAAAGTTCCACCGTTTTGAAACCTAAATATTCTTGAGCTATTATTTGGCGCCCAAAGTTTATCAACTCTATATTGAGAATCGTTCCACATGTGGTAGAATCTAACGTTTACCACATCATAAGCTGACTGCTTAAGAACATCTCTTAGCTGATTACCGTCTTCGTGATACAGCATTTCGTCACAATCAATCGCAACAATCCAATCGTTTTGCTTTGCAACTTTCTCAAGGTTTGACCAAGCTATAGATCTAAGGTGTCCTTCGTGTTTTGAGAAAAGACTTTCACTAGTCGAAAATACCTCAGCGTATTTTGATGCTATCTCTGCTGTATTATCCTCTGAACAATCGTCTGTGAAAACAATTTTGTCTACCTGTTGTGACAATCTCTCAAGTACATCAACCAAAAATCTTGATGACTCATTCTTGCCTACCATCTGTGCAATTATCATACAATCTCCTAATTAGGAATGGGGACGGACAAAATACATTGCCCGTCCCCATTTCTCTTAATGAATCTTATCAGGCTGTAAGCTCTTCGATTTGCTCGCGAGCCTCAACAGAAGAGATTCTCTCAATGTCTGTGGACTTAAACAGAAGCTCTCCATCTACATTGCGACGACCCATTGCTAGCTTCTGGGCATCAGCCTTTGTGTTAGCCTTAACAAGTGATGTTGTAGTAACTGTAAAGTACTTGAACTTATTATCTGACATTTTTTGTTTTCCTTTTTATTTAGTTGGATAGTGTACTGCTATATATTCTACAGCATCTTGCAGGGAATCCGCAAGCTTTGTTGCCATATACTTCATATATGGGCGATCTTTATTTTGATTAGAGCACATAACTACTGTTGGCTGACCATGAATCTTTGCCCACGCCATTTCAAAATCAGTTCCTATGTAGGCTCTATCTTCCAGCATGTATTCTACCAATAGGAGATCTGATTTCTTCTGCATGAAGAGATTCTTTTGTGCAATTTCTTCTGCAGACATAGAGTAGTCTTCAGGTATTGAAGTCGGATCTAAAACCTTATACCCTCTTTGGGTTAGTAAAAAGGTTGCCTCTTTGCGCCATCCAGTTGCGTATTCCCCAACATAATCCATGGCGCCAGATAAAAATATTGTTACACTCATACTGGCCAATAATACTCTATGTCTGATGGTTCGTCAAAATATTGAGAATAGTATTCATAATCTTTTCTAAGAAGATTTGATCTATGTGATCTATGAAAGTTTTCGTCACCAAACCACACTGGCATCACAAGTTTGTCGGGAAGTATCTCTTCATACTGCATTGTATTTTTGTAACCCCTATCAACCCACTCTTTGATCGTATAGTTTTGGTACAACTTTAGCGCTTCTTCATAGCCAGTCCACATACGTGTTACAGGATGGTTTCGCCAACCTTTTGTTGGTGTTCTTTCTAGAAGAATATTTAGAACCTGAAATGTCTCTACGCGTTGTTTGCCTAGCCGACGATAGTCTAAAACTTTTATTGATTTAATAAAATCAGGATACGGTAAAAAGGTCTGCATTACTTTGCTTTCTTAAATTCATCAAATGTTTTGTCACCGACACCATAATACTCTCTAGCCAATCCAGACGCAACAATATCGGTATTCAAACATGCTCCAGACTCATTCCACACACGAGCTAAAACTCTTCCATACTTTTCGTTTTTATCAATTATCGTTTCTATTTTTACTTTGTGATTAGCTGCAGTTAACCATTGGTCAGTAAATTCTTTGGCAGCTAGGCCCATCTTTTTCTCTTCAACATTTGATGTTCTACTTTCTGGAGTATTAACACCATAGAGACGAACTCTTCCTTTTTTCAGAACGTCAAAACCAAGATCAATTACGATATCAAAAGTATCGCCATCAATTACTTTTTTAACTTCTGCGTTATATATCCATGGGTTTAATTTTTCTGTCATATTAGTCTCTTTCTATTCCTATATAATCACAGGCTTTCCTAAATATTTCTCTAGAGATAGGAAAATATCTATCCGCCTGACTAATTCCTTCTCCTGGCTTTGGGGTTGAGGCGTGCCAGCTATGCCCTATTGAAACGCTTCCGTCATAAACAACATTATACCCCAAGTGTCTTGCAAAGTACGAGCACCAAGTCTCTTCATAATAGTGAGGAGTTGGCAGGAAAGCTCCTATTGCTCCCGGATATATCTCCTGATACTTAGAATTGTTGGTCATAGAATTCCACACATCTCTTCTAATAAAGTAGGCAGATCCAGAGACTGTAACGCAGTCTATTCTGTCCTTATACAAAACATCATCTGGGTCGGGCTCTCTCCATCCTCTATGCTTTGGCTGGGTGTTTGTTCCTATAATACCTGCATGAGTTATCAAGCCATTCTCATCTCTTTGCTTAGGTCCCAATATGTGTATGTCTTCATTTTCATTAAAAATAGTTTGTATTTTTCGACAATCTTCACTGGTCATCCAAACATCGCCATTTAAAATACCAATAATATCTGAGCTAGACTTACTGGCCATCATATTAATTGCACTTGAGTAGCCTATATTCTGACGAAGATATGTTCGATCTATAGAGTAGTTTTCTTCATGCTTTCGAAGCCATGATACAAAATCGTCTGTAGAATCGTTGTCTGTTATATATAGGTTCCAATTTTTTTTGAGCGCGCCATTTGAATCTTTTGCATCTGAGTGCAGAGTGTCCAAAAATCTCTGTAGTTGTGGTCGTGTATTATGGTTAACGACACATAAATCAATCATTTATATCTCCTATTGTAAGAAACTCTGCGTCAATACAGGACACCATTGTATCAAAAGCTTCCTGAGAAGACAGTCCCATATCTAAATACTTTACATATTTTTTTACAGCGTTTTGATAATCGTCGATAAAAAATTCTTTTAACTTATTAATATTTTTTTTGTCTGCTTCTGTAAAAAAGTTTAGTATGCTATTTTTATTTTTAAAATAGAGCACACCAAGAATATAGCCAACGAGAACGCAGCATGCTGCGACTTTCAGATTACCATTCTTCATCGTATGTATCCTCTGGGTTGTAATAGGTGTCAAAAATAGCTTGATTTACCTCTTCAGATATCTGAAGCCACGCCAATCTATCTTCTTCTGTCTGCGCTTGCTCAGACATAGTCCTATATAGCTCTGATATGTGTTGAAGAATTTCAACTTCACAAACATATACTGCCTGTCCAGGTAATACTTTTATGTTTATTTTCTTTTTCTGATTTTGTTTTTTACTCATTTTCATTCTTTTTCTTTTTTATTTCTGCGTTCATGACTTCCTCTTTTGGAATCTCATAAACACACAGATCGTTTTTGTCTGGTTCAAAAGTAATAAATAAAACCTTTTTCTGATCTAAAGAATATCCATCTGGTGGAGCGGATTCTAGCGCAATCTTTTTAGACGCACAACCATAAACTTGACTTAGTCCTTCGTAAACAACTACGTAGTTTAATTTTCCAGCTGCCATGAATCTATCCTATATGAATTAACGCCTGATTGCAACAAAAAACTATCTATTTTT